CGGCGTAACGGAGAGCTTTGCAGCGCCGGACGCCGACGGGCAGGAGTTGTCGCGGAATGCGACATACACCCCCGTCCCCACTGACTGGCTAATTAGCCTGACCGTGGGGAGCCCGTCAACAAACATCGTAATTCAGGCCTACGACTCGATCGCTTACAACCAGATCAGGGCGTCCTCTCTTCCGCTGTCGTGCTCATTTCACTTTCAGGCTCCGGCCTATGCCCCAATCAGCGGAACCATAACTTCAATCTCAACCTCCGCAGGCATTGTGACCATCGGCATTAGCCTGGCCTCTTCGCTTTCTTCAGGCTTGCCGCGAAAGGTGACGATCTACCCGGCCGGAACGCCGCCGGTAGTTGCGATCGGCCCTTTCATCCTGCCTATTGACAATGCCACACGCATCGCCTTCAACACGGTGTTTCTGCGCGGGCTAAAGGGCACGGTTTCCATCTTGGCGGAGTGGGAGAAGGTCGACAGCGGCGGCACGCCAATACCAGGCACGGGCGAGAGTCAAACCTTTGACTTCATCGACGACACCTTCAATCAGCGTTTCTTCACGACCGTGCTCGTGCCAATTGCAGGCGCTGGCCGCTACAGCATCAAGTTCACCCGACAGGACACGCCGAACGCAGCTGGCGACGACGTGGCTAAGCTGGAGGCCGTCTTTGCGCAGCGTTACTTCGAAACCAAGGATCTCCCCGGCGTAACCGTCATCCGCGTCATCACAAAGGCCACTGACCAAGCCACCAGCCTGAGAGATCGGAAGTTCAATTGCATAGTTGAGCGCCACGTCCGCACGCTGACGACCGACACGCTCAGCGTCTCGCGCAACTTCGCCCGCGCCATGGCCCACCTCTGGACGATCAGCGGCCAGCCCATCGGCGAACTCGACACCACGGCGCTGGCGGCCATCAACACGGCGCTCGGCGAAACCTCGCCGCTGCTGCGCTTCGACGGCAGCCTTGACGACGCCGAGGTCAGCCTTGAGGAGCGCATGCAGCTGATCGCGAACCACGCGCGCTGCATCTTCTGGCGCGACGGCACGAAGTGGACGGCCACCCGCGACCAGGCGCGCACGACGCCGGAGCTGCAGCTCGACTACCGCAACCTTGCCGGCAGCGCCGACTCGACGGTCAACGAGTCCTTCCACCTCCCGGGCAGCCGCGACGGCGTCGAGGTCGAGTACGTCGACGAGACGACCGGCACGAAGAAGGCCTATGTGCGGCTGAGCATCACCAGCGGCGCACCCGTGGCCGGCGCGGTGGCAAACCCCGAGAAGATCGTGCTTCCCGGGTGCACGACCGCGGCCCAGGCCACGAACCGCGCGCAGCTGGAGGCGCGCAAGCTGCTGTTCCAGCGCACCAGCGTCACCGACACGGCGCTCGGCGACGCGCAGCAGCTCGGCCCCGGCAGCCTGGTGCGCTGGGTCGACCCGAACGACTTCGCTGGCGACGACGGGCTTCAGGCCGGCGAGGTGCTGGGCGACGACGCCAGCGTGCTGACGCTGAGCGAGCCGCCCGACTTCAAGGGCCAGGCCAGCGGGCGCATCCAGTTCACGGGCGCCGACGGCCTGCTGCTGGGGGCGCCGGTGGTGTGCACGCCGGTGTCGGGCCAGCCGTATCAGGTGACGCTCGCCAGCGTGCCGGCGGGCCTGTACGTGGCCGCGCCGCCTTCGTCGCAGGTCGGCAGCCGCTACGCCTTCGCGGTGGGCCTGACCGGCGCCGAGGTCGAGGCGGCAGGCCTCTACACCGTGACCGACCCGAAGCCGAACGGCGACGGCACCTGGTCGCTGGCGATGGTGAATTACGACGCGCGGGTCTACGCGGCGGATTGACGGCGGGCGCGGTTCCTAGCATCCGCGCCACAACAAAAGCCGACATCACCGCCGCCCGGGGCTGCCGGGAGCCTCGGAGCGCATCCATGATCGAACTCATCCTCTCCGGCCTTGTCGGCGCTGTCGTGACCTATGCCGGCGTCGCCATGCGCCAGCGCCAGGCCGGCGACTCCTTGCTCGACACCATCGTGCGCCCCTTCGGCGCTGGCGGCCCGGGGCCTCGCCGATGACGCGGCTGCTGCTGCTGGCCGGCGTGGCGGGCGCCCATTCGGCCTACTACCTCGCGCCGACCCTGGAGGACCGCGGCTGGTGGGCCTACGTCGGCACGCACGCCCTGATCGTCATCGCCCTGGCCATCGTGCTGCCGACTGTCTCAAATGGCCGCTGGGGCATCGTCGGCGCCGCCGCGTGTTGGTGGGGCATCGTTGAATCGGCGCAGGCCGTGGGCTGCAGCCTGCTGGCGTGGCGCTCGGTGTCGAATGCCGACCTGTGCGAACAGGTGCTCGGGCACGAGGTCTATCTGCTGGCGGCGTCGCTGGCCCTGGCCTGGCTCATCGCGTCGAAGCGATGGGGGCGCCGCGATGGCTGAACCCCACGCATCCGCGGCCTCTGCCGCCGCCGGCTCGGCCTTCGGCATCGGCCTCGTCGCCGGCTTCGTGAACCCGGTCCTGCAGCACTGGGCGCTGCTGGCCGTGGGCGCTGTCGGCGGCGCCATCCTCGCGGTTCAGGTGGCCAAGACACCGGGGCTGCGCCACGCGAGCGCCGTCTTCCTGCGCGCGATCATCATCGCCGGCCTCATGAGCGGGGCATGTGCCACGGTCGCGGCGCCGTACCTGGGCGCGTCGACCGACGTGCTGCTGATGCCGGTGGCGTGCCTGATCGCGTGGCATCACGAACGCATCGGCCCGCTGTTTGGGCAGGCGCTGGCGCTGCTGTCGAAGTTCACCAAGCCGGGGGCGAAATGATGCTCGTGCTGTTCGTCGTCGGGCTCGCGCTGGTCGCGCTGGCCTTCATCGTGTCGGCCCGCATGGACAGGGAGACGCCCTTCGGCGACAGGCTCGGCGCAGCAGCTGCCGGCGGCACCGGCACCCTCGCCGCCATCTCGAGCACGATCATGCCGGATCTGCTGATGCCGACGCTGGCCTGCCTGGTGCTCTGCGCGGCCTGGTTCGCGCTGTACCCGCCCGGCGAGCTGGCGCCGCAGCGCCACGACGACGGCACGCGGCAGGACGCCTGACATGGCCCGCACGATCGACAACTGGCAGACCCAGACCGAGCCGACCTGGCTCGTCGCGGCCCGTAACGACATCGGCCTGCGCGAGATCCCGGGCGCGCCGACGGCGCCGCGGATCCAGCAGTGGCTGCAGCGACTCGGCGCCTGGTGGCGCGACGACGAAACGCCCTGGTGCGGCGTGGCGGTGGCCGCCTGGATGCTGGCGGCCGGTGTCGGCCCGGTGCCGCGTTTCTGGATGCGCGCCCGGGCCTGGGCCGACTGGGGCCAGCCGCTGGCCTACCCGGCGCACGGCTGCATCGTGGTGTTCGCGCGCCAGGGCGGCGGCCATGTCGGGCTCGTGGTGGGCGAGGACGCGGCCGGGAACCTGCTGGTGCTCGGCGGCAACCAGGGCAACGCGGTCAACATCCGCGCCTTCCCTCGGGCTCGCGTGCTGGCCTACCGCTGGCCGCCAGGGCGCGACGTGCCGGGGCAGTTTGAGCTGGCGCGCGGGAGCGCGGCGGCGACGACGGGCGAGGCCTGACCGCTTCAGGCCCAGCGCGCCTCTGCCCGCTCGGCGTAGCTCGGCCGCTTCGGAATGCTTGCCCGCAGCCACTCGGCCAGACGGGTGGCGTTGACGAGCCGGCCATCGGCGTCGGCGTGCTGGTCGCACCGTGCCCGCCTCGGCACGTACAGCGTACGCGAGTGCAGCACGCCAGCCGCGCCGACGATCTGCACGACGCACCACACAGAGCCGGGTTCGGGGTCTGCGGGAATGGGTGGCAGCAGGGCCGCCAGCGCCTCGCGCTTCGCGTCGGCGATGGCCCGCCTGTTGCGCAGGCCGGGCGGGCTGTTGTTCCACGCCCAGCGGCTGGCCTTCGCGCTACGGTAGTGGGGTCGAGTTTGCATGGTCGTGGTAGTGTCTAGTTAGGCATCAGAAACCACGCCCTGCACCAAGTGCGTCACGTACCCCGGCATTGCCTGTGCGGGGCCGCGTTTCTTGGTGCAGGCCGCACAGCGTTCGCGGTCGTCGCCCACGCTCACATCCGAGTCGGGCACATGCACCCACGAAGACCCAGGCGAGCCCGGCAGCACAAACCTCCCGCAGCAGTCGCAGCGCGTTTGCCACTTCGCATGCCAGCCGCGCGCCGGCTTGCTGTCGTCCGTCGCCATGTCGTTCATCCAGTCTTCGTAGCTCTGTGCTTCGCTGTACATCCGCATGGGTTCCTCGCCTTCCACCACTGATGCCTAACTGTCGCTTCAAGCGGACGGCCTTCGGCCGCCGCTTAAGCTGGCGTTAGGCCCCAAGAGCGCGCGAGCCGAGTCAATGGCATCTGCCACATGCACCATCTGCCCGCCGCGCGCTTCCACGTAGCAGTAGCGGCTGTTGCCGACAGTGCGCAGCGTCTCCAGCAGCGTCACCATGCCGGCGAGCGCCTCGCGCAGCTTCTCGGTGTGTTCGTGGTCTTCTCGAATCTGCCGCACCGCGTCGGCGGCAATCTGGTCATACATCGTTTCGCTCCGGTTGGTTGGGGCCTAACCCTTCGCACAAGCTGACACGCCTGCGGCGTGCAGCTTTCCTCATTCGTTGGGCGTCAGTAGCAGATGACCCGGGCCAGGTGCGCCACGGTCCTGACTTGGATCGTCTTGCCGGTGGCGCTTGTGACCTCCAGGCCCTTGGCGCCCATGTCGTTCTCCCAGCAGTACCACGCCAGCCAATCTGCGGAGTCTCCCACCTCGCGCGCTAGGCAGTCGGTGTAGGCGTCCCACATCGAGCCCATCGCGGCGGCTATTGGCGCCTCTGGTCCGCACTGCGTCAGCTCCCGAAGGGCTCGGTACTGCGTCTGCCAGTCGTCGTATCGCTGCTGCCACTCCAGCAGGCGCGGGGCAATGTCTGCGGGCTTCTTTCGCGTGCTCATGTCGTCTCGCTCCGGGCGGTTGCCGCCCAACTACTCGCCCAAGCTGACACCCGCAGGCGGGTGCAGCTTGCCTCGGCCGTTAGGCCCCGAAAACCGCGTTCGGCGTGCCAGGGCCACCAAACGGGCCGGGCTTCTGCCGCTGTTCTTCGGCCAGCCCCATGATGTCGTAGCCTTCGCGTTCAGTTCGGAGCGCTGCACGCATCTCAGCGCGGCCACGCACTGCCATCTCGTACAGGTGCCGCAGGCGCAGCACCTCATCGGCCAGCACAATCTGGCGGCGGTGTGCGTCGTTCAGGTCAGCGCCCCACGGGCCGTAGCTCTCCACAATCAGTAGGGCGTCCTCCACGCTTTCGCGCTCCGGCACCACGGGGCCTAACTCCTCGCTCAACCGGACCAATGCCGGCGGGTCAGTTCTGCTCATCTTCATACTCCTGTAGCGCCGTCATTGGCGCGGTTAGCTCGAACGTTAGGCCGCTACAAACCAGCCGCACCGCTCGGCGTGTTGGCTGTTCACGTACACCCAGGCGTCGGGCGCAGTCCAGTACGCATCTGGCGTGCAGCCGCGCTTTTGAATGTGCGCCTCGCGCCGATCAGCCGCAGCAGCGCAAGCGCGCCGCACGGGGTTGCGGCCTTTTTCGTAGGGTTCCTGGCCGCAGTTGGTGCATTGGCTGCAAAAACGCGGCCTAACACTTCGCTCAACTTGACCCGCCACGGCACCGTGGCTCTCCACCTTGTCAGCTTTCATCGTCTGTCCTTTGCGCCCGCGTGGCGGGCAAGTTAGCTCGGGCGTTAGGCCCGCAAATGGCGGCCGTGCGCCAGTTCGTCGCCCTTGGTCGCCAGCACATGCGCGGTGTGGCGGTCGATCTGGTTTATGCGCCTGCCGTCTGGTGCCAATCGCTCGGCGGCACCGCGCAGGTATTGCGCGCACCGCTCGCGCTCGGCGGCCACGGCAGCGTCGATCAGTCGGCACACTTCGTCAACCTCGTCGCCGCCGAACCATTGTGGGTTTTGCTGGTAGTGCGCCACCAGCCGCTTCGCTTCGGACCCAGGCCTAACCCCTCGCTCGAGCCGACCCGCTACGGCAGGCACTGTAAGCCCGGCCTGAGCCACTCGCACTATCGTCTCAGTCCGGGCTTACAGTACCTGCCTACGCGGGCGGCTCAGCTCGAACGTTAGGCCTTTGGTGCTGCGTACAGCGGCACCCACATCGCGCCGCCGTACTGGTCATCGGCCGGCACTTGCTCGCGCAACATCATCCAGCGGTTGCCGCCGGTGATGGCGCTGTTCGGGAAGCCCCACGCCACCGGCTCGGCATCGCTTAGGTGCCCGGCCGTCACCGCTTCCGCGAACTCATCCATCGCCTGCAGGTTGGAGGCATGCTGCAGGGCATTGGCGGCCTCGCGTAGCAGCGCGGCAGGTTTCGTGATGCCGAATACGTCGCACTGCGCGGCCTCGTCGTACATGCGCTGTATCAGCGCGGCGGTGTCGTCCATGTCTTTGCTCTCCAAGTTGTTCACGCTTCGGCGGCAGGCCTAACTACTCGCCCAAGCCGACCTTCGGCGGCTTGCCTCGAACGTCGTCCTTATCGCTTCGGAACCAGCGCCCTACCCCCCGGGTCGAGCCGACCCTCCGGGCGGCTCACCCGGCCCGTTAGGGCTCAATGCACCTTCGCCGCCCGCTTCGGCTTCACGCCGGCCGCGGCCAGGCTCTCGCGCATCCCCGCCTCCAGCTCGGCCTGCTCCGCGGCGCCGCTGTCGGCGTGGCCGCTGCCGTCGTCGTCTTCCGGGTCCGGGTCGCCCTCGCCCATGTCGTCGGCGAACGTGCCCTTGCCGTCGTCGCGCGGCTCACCGGCGGCCGTGTCGTCCAGCAGGCTGCCCTGGCCCTCGGCGGCGCCCGGGTGGTCCCGATTGAACGCCTCGGTCGTGCCGTCGATCGCCGGCTCCACCTTCTCCGGCTTCAGCAGCCGCAGCCAGATGCTCTGCCCGTTGTTCATGCCCAACGCGCCGATCTTGTCGGCGTCCACGTCGCTTGTGCCCAGGCGCATGCGGAACTTCACGCTGCCGCCCTGCAGCGCGTCGAGCTCCAGCTTGTCGACCTTCACGCCCCCGAAGGCCATCGGGTCGGACTCGTCGATGTTGTCGTCGACGAACAGGCGCCAGCCCTCGTGCGCCGTC